ATCACCGACATGTACCGGGCCGAAGTCCAGCCCCAGTTCTCGTCAGTGTATTCGGTAGTGATTCCGCACAGGTCGTACAGGTCCGCAACGGTGGCAAGACCGTATTCCTCGATGAGGTCTCCGAGTCGGTCGATAACGAGATAAGCCTCGTCTCTGGACTCAAGTTCAATTTCCGAGAAATCATGGTAGCGACGGGTGCGAGGAGAAGCATCTCGTCGGTTGCCTGGCGCCATGCCCGGTCGAGAGTACGAGCCGTAGGAGACTCGGGGTCCTGAAGATCCGCCGCGTGAGCGAGGCGAAGACTCTCCGAAGAGGAGACGCTCCACCCCTTGCGAAACGAGGTCCGAGAGAGTGTTCTTAATAGCTGGGATCGCAACGTCGTAAAGTAGATACTGGCCAACATTCTCAATATCCTCTCCGACGAAAGCTGCCACTGCCTTCGTTCCGAAGCTCTGCTTCTTCTTAGTTGCGGGAGCAGAGGTCACCTGCTCGATCTTCTTGCGCTCAGTTGTCTTGCTGTTTGAGGGTAGGTTGGGGCGGATTGGTGCATTTGCCATAGTGGCTCCTTTGAGAGAGGTGGGGGCCCCAGATTTCTCCAGGGCCCCCAAATATGTCAGAGTGCGTCGATCTCCGCCTTCTTGGCGTCCTCCTCAAGCTGCTTGTACTTGGGGTCATTCATGACGGACTTGATGACGCTGGCAGGCATGATGCCGTCATAGAATGCCTTGACGACGTGAGGCTTGTCCATGAGCTCCTCAAAGAATGCCTCGTACTCCGGGCTGTTGAGGAAGGACTCCTTGATGACGTCGTTCTTGACGAAGCGGTCGCCCTGGCGCTCACCATAAGCAGACCCGACAAGGTCGTCGATGTACCGGATCATCGTGAGACGGTCCTCATTGTCAGTTGCCACCTTGAGCATCTGCTCGAAGGACTTGACTCCCTCATACCGGCTGATGAACTCGAAGATCTCTCGGCGGGAGAGGTTGAAGTAGAGCTTCTTGGTGGTGGGCTCGTCGTCGAAGAAGCCCTGGACGCGAATAACGTGAGTGAACATATGTTTGTTTCCTTTCAGTTGATCTTGAAGTAGTTTTCCTTGGGGGCGACCAAGAAATCGATGGTTAGGACAGGCTCCCCCTTCTCGGTAAGGAGAGATCCGAATTCCACGGAGAGGGCGTTGGGATCAGACCATCCAACAAGCTCACCGGCGGACACTGGCGGAAGACCCAGTCCGGCGTAGAACTCGTTAAGGGACGCGTAGCACTCTGAGTTGAGCTGTCCGTTGATGTTGTTCTCGACTCGGCGAATGGTTTCGATGTCAGATTTGAAATACCTCCCTGAGAAAGTATCGTAGCACAGAACATCTCCTGATGAGGCCACAAGGACAGTCCCGGGACGTGGTTCACCAGCCTCCTGAACCGATTTCTCTGCAACGCGGGCTGCAACCTTCTGTACGTCCTTCGGTTTAACCACGTCCGACACCGCCTCGCGATATCGTCTAAACGCCGCTTCGCTACCGGAATACGCCAGTGCGAACGCCGCACCGCGAGCGTACTGAATACGGTTCGCCGCGACAATCGATACCAGAGTTGCAACCCCTGCAATGGCCGGGGGAATGTAAACCCGATAAGATATTGCGAACTTCTCCCGCCAGGAGAGGTCATCCGGCGACCGGAGGTTAGCTTCGCAATAATCTGCGATCCGTTCAATTGCGAGCGTCGTAGACTTCACCGTGAGGATGGCAGTAGTGACGGTCCCAATGCACGCGGAGGCTGTGAGAATCGCCGGCGCGTTTGACTTGATAAGTCGCGCACAATCGTTCGCATTGATCACTTGTCCTCCTTCTTAAGCCCAAACTTGATCTCGTCCTTACCGAGACCGGGGTATGTAGTTCGAGAGATCTCGAGCCTGCTTAGGTGTGCGACGAGCTCCATACGAATCAGGGACTCGATGTCCTTACGAGTCATGATACCCATGTCTCGAATGATTTCCTTGACTGTCTCCTTAGCGTGGTTGTTGAAAATGAAGCTTCCTGAGGAACCCATAAGGCCTCGCTCGCCTCGGTCCCCCTTTTCACCCCTAGGACCTCGAGGTCCCGGGGGTCCTTCGACAACCTTGACCTGAGCCCACTCCTTCTTGAGGAGGGCAGTACACCCCTTGATGAAGAGGGTCAGTAGGTTGATCCAAACGATAACAATCGTGATCGCTCCGATAATATACAGAGTCCACCAGATGATGCTCATGAGTGCTTCCTTTCCAGCTTCTTGAGCTTGGGGGTTAGTTTCCAGTTCTGCGGATTGCCAATACAATCCAGGATGTAATCCGGCGTAAACTCCCATACACCATTCTCGCGAGGGAAGTGCCGGAAGTCGATCGAATCGGCTGCCATTCGTCGGAGGTACTCTCGTCGGTCATCTCCTCTTCGGAAAGCACGAGACTCTGCGGTGACGCCGTCAACACCGAGATAGAGTACGGACAGAGCGTCTCCTGTGATAATGTCAGAATGTCGAGCCAGGAGCTCCAGGACCCCTCCGGCGGTGAGGATGACGACTCGGTTTGGCTTGGATGGAGATCGGACTAGTTCGTCTCGAGGAACACCATATTGCCATCCTCGGAAGGTCTCAACACACAGGAGATCGGATCGCGCCTCCCATTCAGCAAATGCTTGATCCTTGAGGAAGTAGTAGGAAGATAGGTCTTCTCCCACACGCTTAGGTCGGGTGGTTGCAGTGCGTACTGCATGGTATCCCTCATCATTCACCAACTCCTTCTGGAATGTGGACTTGCCTGAGCAGCTTGGACCTAGGAGAACTACTAACATATTGTGCGCCTTTCAAAAGCCTATACCCCATGTCGGGGTATAGAGCTGGATTACCAGCGGTTGAGTCGGTTGTCACGACGCGTGATGAATCGCTGCTGAACCGTCAGAACGTGCTTCATACGGTTGTTGGCGCCCCTGCCGATAAAGCAGGATGCGAGAACAATACCGAGAATGAAGGTCACGGTCTTGATGGTGGAAACGAGAATGCGGGTCATGATGTGTCCTTTCAAACGGAGGGGTTTCATAATACACCCCGTTTTTCTCGCGGACTAGAGATGTAGTGTCAGCCCGACCCCAAGAACAGACAAGATAACAAGGCCCACCATGAGCCCCGTCTTGATGAGTATTCCGAATCCGAGAGCGATGATGATAAGTACGCTCGTGATGAGGAGTGCGCATATAGCCGCAAGAGTCCAGTCATTCATTATACCTCCTAGTAGTCGAGTTCCATAAAGATATACGAGCAGAAGCCCACGCCGAAGATACCAATGACCGTCTCTCCGAAGACCTTCTCAGGCAGAGTGCTCCCTAACTTGCTCCAGAGCACCAATCCGAGAGCGGCGAAGAACAAAGCCATGCAGCCTGTCCAGAGGTATTTAATGTGCGTTCCTTTCTCAAGAAAAGCCTATAACCCAAGTCGGGTTATAGGTGAGAGTTCAGTCGTCAGAGTCTTCGGACTCGACAGCGTCGGCCTCGTCAAGATCGTCGTGCTCAAGCTCTTCGGATTCCTCGATCTCCGGTACCGAACGGATCGCCATCAGAGTCAGAGCGGTGCCTGCTGCGAATACAGCGGCTCCAGCAATGAGCTTGGTAGCGTTCCGCTTGATAGCGGGGACGAGAGCATCCTTGTTGAACTTGAACTCGAAAACCTTGTCGTTGGTCTCGACGGTTGTGTCGTTGGTGTCCATGGTGGTTCCTTTCGAGTAGAGGGGTCTCATTATAGTCATAGTTTTTTACGCGAAAGCCTATACCCCAGGTTAGGGGTACGGCTTAGACTAGAGTCGGGAGTAGATGGGGTGCTTGTCCATCTCTTCCTTGCGCTTAGCCTTGTCCAGCTTTTCCTGCAGGATCTTCTTATCACAAGCAAGCAGCCGGACTTTGCACTTGAGCGTGTGGGTCTGGTGCTTTTGCTCGTTATAAGCAATCCCATAGAAAATCGTGAGCATGGTTGTGAGCGCTAGAGCGATGTAAAGCATGGTCTTTCCTTTCGTAGGTCTTCAATATACGCCAGGAAAGTACCGCGAAAAGCCTATACCCCGTGGTAGGGGTACGGCTCCGTATCAGAACGAGATACGGTTCTTGAGTTCCTGGATCTTCTTGGCTTGTGCCTGATTGATCTTCACAACCTCGTCAATGAAATCCTGGTTCTTGTAATTCGACTCGAGGAGATCGAGATTCCGCTTTCGGAGGCGAATCAGCTGGGTCTTGAGCTGGTGCACCTCCTCAAACGAGAAGTACGCGATCACCGCAAGGGCGATGACGAGAACCGAGAGTCCGAGGATAGCGTAAGACATGGCGTTTCCTTTCAGAGTAGGGTCTTCGTTATACACCAGGTTATACTTGCGAAAAAAAGAAAAGCCTAGATCCCATGGCGGGATCTTTGGCTGAAGAGGGGATGGATATCAGTTCCACTGCTTCTTCTTGCCGAATACCTCGGCGAAAATCAGCAGGGCGCCGATAACGACGAAGGGGAGGGCAATGAGGGCAACGAGAGTGGTCATTGTGTTTCCTTTCTAGGGTCTTCATTATACCATGTGTTATTTCTGCGACTCCTGTGACTAATGTGACTAAAAACATAAACGCGGGAAAATTCGACGAAACCTATACCCCTTGTTCAGGGGCAGAGGCTTGTCAGAGATAGAGGTGGTCGTACTCAGTAGAGCTCAGTCCAGTTGCAGCAAGCTCCTCAGCGTAGTCGAGGGCGGCCTGTGCAGCGGCGGGAGAGAGGTTCATGAGAGTGTCCTTTCTATGTCAGGGTTTCATTATACTCTCGGTTTTTCTCGCGGGCAAAAAAGATAAGCCAAGCCCCCCATGCGTATAGCACAGGGGGCCTGACGAATCTCAGAAGGGCTTAACCTTCATGATGAGCCCGAATGCCTTCGAGCTGACGACAGCAAGTCGCTCGTACTGGAGGACGGCTAGGATACCGGCCATCGAGGTGACTGCACCGAGAATTGCGTCCTTGCTGAGCTTCTTGCTTTCGCCAAGGGCTTTGGCTTTTGCGAGAGTCTCAACATTGCGAACAATGGTGGTGTAGTCCTCCGATGAGGGATCGTGAAGCTCGGCATCCTTCAGAGCTGACTCGATGGTCTGCTGAATGGGGTCGGGGTTCTTCATAGTGGCTCCTTTCTAGGGTTTCATAATAGGGCAGGTTTTTCTCGCTTAGACCTGCTTGACGTCCAGCGTCACCTTACCGTTCCGGAGCATCTCGCCGACGCCCTGGTCGAAGGTGGCGTGAATACCCTGAGACTCGTCCACGTGAAGGGCCCCGGAGGGCTGAGTACCCGTGTACTTGTTCGAGCTGACGCCCAGAAGCACACCAAGGAAGGTGTCAACCGCGGCAATCGTCCCAGCGACCTCGGTCGGATAGGGCAGATTCCACAGGGCGGCCAGCGTAAGGTAGAGCGCAGAGGTAGCCGGGAGGGCAACCAATGCAACCCACTTGAGGATGTCGTAGGACTTGTTCGTCATCTGTTTCTCCTTGAGGTGTTTAGCCATCTTGTTTCTTCTTTGCGGGAGGTCTGGGAGTGGGGACGATTGGTAGGCGCTTGACCTCATCGACAATCCTCTCAGCGAGACCGTTTCCTCCGAACTCGGAGTATGGCTCATAGAGGTACTTTATGAAGTCCTCATACTCGTCAAGCGTGAGGTATCCTCGGTGAAGATATGTCTTTCCGACATAAACGATGCGGTCATGCGCCATACCAAGCAGCAGTTGGGTACTGGCTGACTTCCTTTCCCCGCGCTTCATAATCCATGCCCAGATCCCGGACGAGCCCAGTACCGAGAATACGATAGCCAGGCTCATGTCCAGGATTGGGTTCAGACCGAAGTGCTGCATGTCATCCAATCGCGAAGTAGGGACGGACGCCCTGCTCCGAGGTGTAGGCCGCGGTATACTCCGATGCGTCAGTGCCCACATAGATCGAGGAGTTCGTCGTAGCGATGTCTCGAGTCCAGTAGTTGCTGTCACAAGCGATGTACTGCTTTGCCAGCTCGAAGATAGGGAAGCGTCCGATAGCAAGGTCCCCTCGCTGGAAGTCATGCCTTGAGAGGGCCTGACGTCCAAAGATCATGTCCTCGGTCATGAGGCCGGCAGTGTGCGCCAACCAGTCCGAGCCAGTGATCTGCGAGAGGTTGTTGTAGGAGGTCGGGAACTTTGTCAGAGGCTGAAGAACGTTCCCATTACCGAATGCGCCCTGAGCCGTGGAAATGGCTCGGTTCAGACCAGTTCGTCCAATCTCAAACGAGGTGAACGACGATTGAATGTTGTTCGTGTCATTGTAGCGGGTCGTGTAAAGCGGCTGGTCCGGAAGAACGACCACATGGTGACGGAGATACTTGGGGAATGCGATTCCGTAGAAGTAGTCAAATCCGATGATTCGCCAAGTAACACCGTTGATGGCCCAGTAGTCGCCGAGGAACATATTGTCGAAGGTTCCATTTCGGATCGACGTGAGATACGGGTTAACATTGTTACCAAGGGATCCTCCTCGGAACAGAGAATTGTGAAGGCCCGCATTTCCTCGGCTAGCGATCTGAAAGAGAGTGCTAGCATTGTTGAGAGCGGAGTTGATGTTGACAAGCTTACTCTCGTTAGTGCCAACCCTAGACTCGACGTTGGCGAGCTTCAGGTTCTGAGCAGTGTCAGAGGCCTTCAGGTTGGCAACCTCAGTAGCGGTGTTTCCACCAGCCTGGGTCAGCGCATCTCGAACGGCCCGGAACCAGGTATCGAACTCGCCCTGCAGCTTGTTCTGGAGTGCAGTGAGATCGATCGTATTCGCCGGACCGCCAACGTATGGAGCGCCATTAGACCCACCATATCCGACTCGAGAGGAGACGTGCTCCGGAGAGATCTGCCGAGCAGACTTGAGGACTCGGATGTTGGCGAGCACCATGTACTTCTTACCAGGAACATCATTCGGCAACGGAGGCTGCGGGTTTCCCGATGCCGTGCCAGTCAGTACCTCAAGTCGGGCAGATCGGACAGCCTTGTTGTTGTCGACAGACAGCACAACCGAGTCGATACGGTCCAGTGAGGCGTGTGCTGCGGCAATGGACAGCTTCTCATCGGAAGCATTCTCCACCCATTTTCGGTTGAGCCATGCCTTGCCGGAGCCGACATATACCGCCATTTCATTAGTTCCAGGACGAACCAGGAAGTGGTTACCGTTGTTCGGGAATACACCATCCGAGAGGATGCCGTCAAACAGGGAACCAAACTGCTCTGCGTCGTAAACCCTGTCTCCGTTAACTGAATTGTAGAATCCACTAGATAGAGGCATTTGCGAAATCTCCGTCTCGAGGCTCGATCACGATGCCGGGCCCCTTTCGTAGGTAGTTGAGACGGAATGTGTCACCCGTCCACTTGTTTCGAGAAGCCATTGAGATGGCAGGCGTCTGTGTGAAACCGCTATCGGACCAGGACTCAGTCATCTCAGTGAGCTGAGCTTCAATGGGCTGTGCGCCGTTGGTGGGGACATAGTGCATTACATCCCCACAGACGAATCCCTTTCGATACTCCACATTCGAGAAGTTGTCAATCTTACCAGACATGACGCCCAGCGGATTGTACTTCGGGAACATAGCATCCAGAACCCAGTAAGGGTACCACATCTCAGTCAATGATGAGACCATCTGCTTTTGCGCCGGAGTCAAAGCCTTCCAGTCCTCAGCCCGGTAAGGCTTATGGACCTGAGTGTTGTCCCAAATGACCTCGCGCCGATCAACGCCATCTCCATAACGAAGGCGGTGCTCCCTACGGTGAGTGGTGCCATCGGCGATCCAGTTCTCGTTCAGCTCGACATCGCCGGAGTCAAAGATCTCATAGACGACGTTCTTGGAGTCGAGAATTGAGTACACAGCCTTGAAGTCCGTGAAGTTCTCATTCTTGTCGGAGAGTACAATGGTCTCCACAAGTCGAGGGTGACGGACATAGGTGTGGAAGTTTCCCTGCTCCCAAGTGACCTTGTAGTAGAGGGGGTATCCATTAGGCTTGCAGGCCTGAAGAATCTGACCGAATGGCTCATTGATGGGACAGCGGTTCCAGACAACCCACTTACCGTCCTGCAGCTTCTGGCCTGTGTCATTCACATAGGCGTATTCGCTGACCTCAGGATCCTTGTGGAAGGTCCAACCGGGTAATTGTCTAGATTTTCCAGCAGAAGGCCCAAAGTGGTTATTGGCCATCTGCTGAGCGAACAGCTGGGCATTGAACTTTTGTTGAGTATCAGGCTTGATGAAGGTCTTGTGCTCGAGTACACGCCAGGTGTAGATGCTCTCGAGAGACCGGCCTGAGTAGACATGCTTATAGCTGCCGTTGTTCTGCTGCTCGATGGAACATGTCTCGATGACCATCACGGTGTCCGTGTCATCCCTCGAGATGAAGTTCCCAAGGCGATACATAGGCACTGAGTCGGTTGTGAAGACCGCCAGCTCGAACTGACCGAAGTCATAAGCACGCTCGGTCCAGTTCAGGGAGATGAAGTCGTCTGGAATCTCCCGCGTGTCCTTCCAATCCAGACGGTTTCTGTAAAACAGATGCATTAGACGCCCCTATACAAGGTCTCGTATTCGATAGAGATATCCATGTCATTGGGGTTCCCGACAAACTGCAGACCAATGGTGTTGTTGCCCGGATGGAGCTTGATCCACTGGCTCTTGATGTCGAGAACACCGGTGATGAACGATTCCTTACCTCCGGCGATGTGCTTGACAGACTTCTTGGCTGGTCGAGTATCGATGACTAGCTGCTCACCGCGATAGAAGTCCTTAACCTTGTTGATGATCATGGCCTCGTCGTAGGTCTGGTTGATCACGGTCAGGTTAGACACATTGCCGTTGAAGGAGAAGGTGATAACAACACCTGTGTCGGCGTCGCCAAGGTAGTTGATGTCCTTACCAGAGGCGTTGGACAGGTCGCCGAAGATGAGCTCCTTGGGAGACTCGGCGGAGCTGAATGGGAACTGGAACAGCGGCGTAACGTCGTTGAACCCCACAAGCCCGGTGATGGACGGAGAGTTCGAACGCCAGTACGGGTCGATGCCGATCAGAGAGACTCCAATCTCCTGCCTCTCGGAGAAGATATTAGGCTCAACGGATTCGACAATCATACTGGACTTGACCGCCACCTGATCGGTGACCACGCCGAAAGTTACAGTCTCCCCAACAGGGAAGAAGTTGTAGATCTTTCGACGCTCAGTCTGAACGTCCTCCCCGACGGGGATGAGGGTGAGAACCACATTACGAGTCCCCACCCTCGCCCCCTTCAGGAATGCCCCATCAATCAGCGCATACCGCTCCAGACTGAGTTCCGTCTTGACTGGGCCAAGACCGGTGATCTCCTTGACTGCGATACCCGAGCTCCAGGGGTCGAATAGATCAAGATTGAGGGATTCGCCCCCCTTGTTGATAGATGAGACTTCGGTGATCATACAGTCAACGCGTCCTTTGCCATGGCCAGCTGCGTCTTGGTGTTGCGGTAGATGTCCGCCGCGTCAAGAGCCTCTGGCGAGTTGTTCGTCTGGTTGAAGGTGATGTTTGTGGTGCCATTTTGACTGTTCTTATCATCGAACTTAGCGTCCACAGGAATTGTAGGCCGTGCACCATTCGCTGCGTTGAGCGTGGTGCCAATTGCAGGCATGAGGCTGTTGATACCCTTTGCCTGCTTCTCCATCTCCTCAAGATTGAGGACTGGCTTGACTTCCGGCTTGTAGGATGGGTCTTCCTCGATGAGTTCGTTGACTCCCTCGAGTGCCTGAGACAGAGCCTTGTAGGCAGTCTTACCCATTCCTTCGCTGGCGTTAGCAATGTTCTCGTGCTCGGCTCGGATGCCGATTGCGAGACCCTCACCCATGAATCCACCAATAGTCTTCATGAGTCGAGAGGGAGAAGCAATGCCCAGGTAGCTCTTCATCTTGGATATACCATTCTTAGCGCCGTTAACCAGCTCAGAGCCGATCTTCCAGGCCTTGGATGCGAGTCCATCGGTGACACCATCAATGATGGCCCATGCGATCTCCTTACCGACTTTGCGGAATCGAGGCGCGTAGTTGTTGATTGCGTCTCGAACGCCCTCAAGGAACTTGAGAATGGTCCACGCAGCCTTATCGATAATTCGACCAGCATTGTTGCCAATTCCATCTAGGAAGTTGATAACCAGATCCGCGCCAGCATTAATGATGCTCTGCATGTTATCAGCAATGCCCTGGATAAACTTAGCAACCGTATCTGCACCCTTAGCGCCATACTCATAGGCATGGTTATCCATCTCTGTCAGGATAGCGCTGATCAGAGTGAAGATTGCCGAAACCACCAGTGGGGTGTTTTCAATAATAGCATACAACATTGCACCGATAAGCTTAGCCATTGCTACGGCGAGCTCAGGGGCCTTGTCCCCCAAAGTGATGATGAAGTTAGCAATGGCATTAGCCAAGTCAATCGCCAGCTGGGGTAGAATGGCACCCAGTTGCTGAAGACCCTCGGTAAGGACCAAGAATGCTGCCGAACCAGTAGTGGCACAGATGCCCAGAACCGCCGCGAATGCCGCTAGACCAATCGAGATTGGAAGGAGTGCTAGGCCGAATGCCAGTAGAACGGCAGTCAAAATAGCCAGTCCAGGAGCAACTATTTCGGCCACGTATGCTGCAGCCAGAAGGACGATGAGCCCGCCGGCTAGAGCCACAAGACCAATGGCGACCTGCATCCAGCTCAGTCCAGCGAGGCGTTCCATTGCCATTGCGAGTACCATAAGGCTGATCGATCCAATAGCCAGACCGATAGCACCTTCCTTGAAGGTGTCGGCTGCGGCCATGGCGAATACCAGAATAGCCAACCCAGCAGCGAGAGCGATCATTCCCTGGGCGAGCTTGACGATGTCCATGCTGCCGAGTAGGTATACTGCCCCGACAAGGGCCATGATAGCAATCGACATAGCAAGGACCGCTGCTGCGCCTCGACCACCGGATCTTCCCGCAACGTTTGTTGCGACAGATAGCACCGCAATGAGGACTGTTACCGCAACAGTTCCCTGAACAAGACGCCCGGTGTCCATGGATCCAAGCAGGTAAATTGCAGAGACAAGGATGTTCACCGAGACAGCAAGCCCAAGTAGGATGCCCGCGCCCTTAGCCATAAATGGGTTCTGACTCACTAGCTGCATGAACCCGGTCAAGGTCCAGATGATGAGATTCAGAGCAATGACTCCCTGAAGAGCGGTACCTAGCTTCATCGATCCAAGCATGTAGACTGCTGTGGCCAGAAGAATACACGATATCGCTAGACCCATGAGAAGGGTTGCTCCTCGTTCAACGCCCTTCAGATGCGTTGTCTGCTTCAGGAATTCTGCTAGTGATCCAAGAAGGACCTGCATTGAGATGACGCCAATGAGTGCGCCTTTGACGTCCATCCCAGAAAGAATTCTGACCGCAACAGCCATGAGAATCAAAGCTGCCCCAAGCGCAATAAGAAGGCCCATGATGAGTGGCGCATGCTTCTTAAACGCTACCATCTTACCCATGGACTCAATCATGTCGTTGAGCATGTTGAAGAGGACCTTCATTACACCAAGCGTGATCAGAAGCTTCGGAGCAGGCACAAGTGACATCACGACCAGCGCCCCAGCAAGAACGCCGAGCGCAATTGCAATAGTCAGAAGAGCCTTAGCCTTGAGTCTCTCTTGGAAGCCTTCAAGGACGCCGCCGAGCTGATCAAGGACGTTTCCGAATTTCTCAGCAACATTACCAATCTTATCAAAGTTCTTCTTAAATGAGTTGATCCATCGAGTGAATGCAACCAGCGTTCCTGCACCAATTGCCCCAACAAGAATCTTACCCATATCATATGACTTGAGGTTCTCGTTGGACTTGGAAAGTGCCTCGCCGATACCGCCAAAGGCCTTCATTGCAGCGCCCTTGACATCGGGAGCGAACTGCTGTTTGATGAAGTTCTTGAACTCGACGAGCTTCTGCTTGATTGTCTCGAAGAGCTCTGGAAGATGCAACTGCTGAGCAATCCGCTTGATGTCTTCCGCCCACTTGAGTAGGAAGTTCTGCTTAGCTGCTCCTGCCGCATCCTTAGCCGCTTGGGCTGTAGCGGTTCCGACCGAGGCAACAGCACCCGCTGCCTCTCCAGCCTTCTGCTTCACATCGCCATGACCATTGACCCAGTCTCGGAAGGAGACCGCAAGTTCCTTGAACTTCTGGCCTGCGGCGTGGGCTGTGGCGCCAAGCTTCTCCCAAGCACTGCTATTTTGAATCTTCTGCCAAACTTCCTCGAGCGCATCCTTCAGCTCAATGAGTTTCTCTTTGAGCCACTGGACTTTCTCTGCAATCTTCATCTTCTCGCCGAGTTCGTTGAACTTCTCAGTGAGTTTAGAGATGATTGCCTCAGAAGAGGACAGATCGCCGAGAGAGAATCCCTTGAAGTAGTCAGAAACAGCAGCCTTTCCAGCATTCAGCTTTGCCTTGAGCTTGTTTCCAACACTCTCGCCAAAGGAGTGGATCTTGTTCTTCGCCTTCTCGATTGTATCTTGTACCGTCTCGAAGGCCGTGATGAACTGCTGTCCAATTACAGAGTTTTTGATTGCTTCCTTCACGAGACCGAACTTGGACGACAGATCCTTCAGTGTCTGACCGACCTTTGTGACCTTGGTGCCGACATCGAGCCACATAATGAAGTCGTGGATCTTCTCCACAACCCACTTGATGGCCTTTCCGACGAGGTCAATCGGGGGTAGGAGAAGCTTGAGGACCTTTCCACCAATGTCAAGAGACATGAACCAGCGATCGAACCAGAAGATTACCTTACCCAGAACCTTAGTTATCTGGAAGATGCCAGAATTCACGCCAGCGAATGCCGGGAATAGCGCGCCAATGATGTGCGCAGCCACCGTAAAGATGACTTGGCCGACTTCCGAGACGATGGTCCATAAGATATGAAACACCGAGAACAAGCCTGTGAAGGTCCACTGCAACTTGTCTGCGAAGTTGTCTGTGATGATCAACTTCTCAGTAAAGTCGGCGAAGGCTTTGGTCATTCGGAACAGACCTTCAGCCGATGCATTGGCGAAGACATCCCGGAAGGCGCTAATAACCTGACCGATGACCTTCACCAAAGCCTGGAAGATGTTGCCCAATCCCCGGACAAGCTCTGAACGACCACCGAGATCCTTCCACATCTGGAGGAATCCATTTCGAGCCCTAGCGCTATCCCCGATTAGGAGACCAAGCCAGTTGCTGATACTGGTGAACAGCTCAGTGGCCTCGTCAAAGTCACCGAACAAGATCTCAAAGGTCTCGGCCCATCCGGAACCGATCGCTTCCTTGGTGGTGTCGATAAGCTGGCTGAATGTTCGGACCTTGGTCGCCGCATCGAACGCATTGCCGGCGAATAGCTTCAGCTTAGCGGCCTGCTCCTCAGAATACCCCATCTCCACAAGCTGCGCCTCGGAGAGGTCGTTCGTCAAAGCGGTCAGAGTCTTTGTCATGACCTCCGCAGTAAGCCAGTCCTCACGAAGGGACTCGCGGAAGCTGCCCTTCTTAGCAATAGCTTCATCGACGCCGGTACCCATCATTCGAGAGGTCTCGATCAGGGCATTTCGGAAGGACTCTCCACCCATGCCGGCGTTAACAAGCGAGTTCCAGTCCTGCAGGTGGATCACACCGGCTGAAATAGCCTGTGAGAGCTGGGTGTATGCCGTAGCAGTCTGCTGAGCGGTTGAGCCCGAAGCCGCCGCAAGGTTAGACAGACCCTTAATTGACGCCACTGAGGTCTGCAGATCAACACCAGCGGCAGTAAACAGACCAATAGCATTCGTCATATCACTGAAGCTATAGACGGTCTTGTCCGCATAGGTGTTCAGCTCCGCCAAGGAGGTCTTAACCTCTCCTAGGGTGGTACCCTTCTCGGCAGTGTTGGCCATAATAGTCTGAATGGCTCTCATTTTGAGCTCATACTCATTAAAGCCATCTTTGACTGTCTGGAAGAACCCGGAGAGAATTTGTTGACCTGCTGATAGTGCCGCAGCACCAATTCCGCCAAAGGCAGCGAGTCCCATGCCCTGCATAACAGTCATGTTCTTGCCAATGTCGAGTGCCTTGGCTGCCAGGTCACCGAAAGTGGTGTTCTTGGCGATCTCGCTTAGGCGATTGAAGCCCGAAGTGGCCTGGTCGAGCTTCAGGGCGCCCTTAAGTTTGTCCATACTGGACGCAGATTCCTGAATAGCAGACAAGAACTGCTTGTTATTCATCTTGAGCGAGACTACCCGCTCGTCAATAGTTGCCACTACCTAGTGACCTCCTTCCAGGCCTTGTCTGCGATCTTGTCGAAGATGGGCCGGATCGCGGGATTGATGTAGTCTCGACCAACGACGTACCCGCCATTGCGGGTTCCGTGGCCGTATTGGATGAGTACGGCGATGTTGGCGCCTTTATTCACATTTGAATTTGTCCAGGTAATCTTCCAGTTATTACCTGTGCGTTTTACTTCATAATTCCAGGACTTGGCTGTGGCTCCGGTACGAGAGGGGGTAGCTGAGGCGAGTGCAGCCGCCCCCTCCCGACCGAATTGATTCATGATCAGAGCCAGATCGAGCTTGGTCATCTTATTAAACCAGTTCCTGGTGAGTTTCCAGTCTCCCTGGCTCTCGATCGTGATCATGATTCTCCTAGACTAGACTCTCGGTTAAGATGTTCGCAACACCAGAAACCATGCATCCAGAAGCGCCCTTCTGCATTGCTTGATTGTACTGGTCTCGGGTGGCGCAGACGTGCGCCCAGACTGGTTTGCCCAGGGCAAGGGTCTTGGTCCAGGTCGCTTGGTCTGCCTCGAAGGACATTCCGAGGTAGTCCCATGGGGCTGCCCAACCATTCAGTCGCCCATCAGCGACATGCTCCGGGTAAGAGTATCCCCAGCACTTCCAGCCGTCAGCTTTCCACTGATTAACAAGCCAAGTCGCATCAACGGAGAACTTCCAGATGATCCGATTCTTGGCGTCAGATGGGAAGAACTGCTTCAGTTCCTGCCAGTTAGTCGCCGAGTACTTCGGATCCAGAACAGTAATATGACTCGATCCATATGCCCGGAAATAGTCCTCGACCTTCATGATCGGTTCGCCGACAGTCTTGAACTTTCGGATCTCATCCCAGGTCATTTCGGTGACGGGAGTATTCGGCGCCGTTGGATCTGTACGCTGAAGGGTCCGATCATGGTTCAAGAACCAGATTCCGTCCTTCGAGCGCTGACAAGACACCTCGAGGGCCCCTGCTCCAAACATTACAGAGTTGGTATAGGCTCTTATTGATGCCTCGGGCCAGCTGACTGACCCACCACGATGGGCTACAAGGAATCCCTTGGTGATCATCATGGTCCCGATGTCTGGATACCCCTTGGGAACCGCTCTCATGTGGGCTGGAGTCTCAGAATCGTCAGCCTCGAATACTGTGACAATCCCTCGCTCTGCTCCGACGATTTCAACCGTAGGGTTGGACTCCTCCTGGGCCGCCGCATCTATCATCGGGGTCAAATAGACCCAAGCCCATGCGGTCGCATTGGGAATCCCAGTGATCTTTTCCGTCTCGCCGACGAGAAGGGCGGACCAGGAATCGGTCGTGGAGTTCGTCCCGGCGTTCCACTTGTTCTTGGTGGTTCGCCAGTCCGTCAGAGGTGTACTCTTGTTCCCATGGTACTGCCCAGCTACCAGTCCGAGACGCTTTGGGTCGATCTCCGGAAGCCCTGCTTGCCAGGTATGAATGTCGAAATCCTTGACGCCACGGATGATGATCATCACAGCCCGTTCTCTGGCGCCAGAGGCAACAGTTCCACCGAACTGCACGCCAAAGGTATCCTGAGGACTGGTCACTTTCTTGACAGCGACATAACCTGATCGGCCAGCAGCATTATTCTGCATAGCGACTACCCAACCAGCAGGAGGACGAGCAGCAGTATTGCCGAACTGCGATGCGTAGAACACAACGGCCAGGTCTCCCCACTGCGACGGAGCCATCAAGTCAGGCATGGATCCACCCATTCCCTCGCCAACGGCTCGAGATACGAACTCGATTCCCTCAGGAGGAGTCGGGTAGACCTCGAGACTGTGGATCAGGATGTCATGGCCGGTAGATGGGACATGAATAGATGGAAGCCATAATGGGTACTTACTATCCGGAAGAACGATGTCCAGATCAATCTTGTGATTTGTCCCTGCAGGAAGCCGCTTCGTCTCAACTATGTCCTGAACGATGTTCTCTTTCTTGTCATTGAGCCGACTTGCTCGGAAGACTACGCGATTCTCATCGCCAGAGGTGTAGTTCAGTGTGAATCGGAACTTCTTCTGCAGTGTGGGTATAGCATACTGATCATAAGGCGTGGTGGACGAATTAACACGGATGTATGCCCCATCACCGTCCCGTCTACCATTCCCAAACCACCATGCCCCCAGAACTGGAAGCATGCTAGCCATTAGCGAGCTCTCCTCACAATCACTGTCCCGGCAGGAGTTCCAGCAGGAACCGGATCATCCTTACCGAGAACGAGGACCTTAGAGCCGTCGGACGTCATACCATCGACCCTGAGCTTGAGCTCAAGGTACCCCTTGATCCAGGGAATGATGAGTTCACGGATCTTCTCACCAGGCGGGTTAGCGTAAGGGTTCCCAACTGGAGCCCATTGACCACCATTTTGACCATCCTCAGCAAGAACGCCGTCAGTGACGTAGACATGGCCGATTCCGAGCGAATCGAGCTTCTGGAACACCTCTCGGTAGTTCAGAGAGTTCGTCGTGTGGACAGTGGCCCACCAACGAGTCGACGGATACTCGGCCATGTGGGCCGGAAGGATCGGTGTCTGCTCGTCATTTGTCAGGAACTTCTGGGCAGTACCTTCATACATCATACAGACGTTGAAGTCGAGCTTACACATCTCCTCAGAGATGTTGGCTCCAGTGTTGATGCCGATTACGAAGTTGTATCCCTCGTTCGTACGGATGGTATCGATAAGATCCTTGTACCATGGGACTCGCCCAGCCTGGGTTCCCCAGCCGTTGATGACCTCATCGAGGAAGACTCCCTGGACAAGGTCACCATACCACTGCTTAGCCCGCTTGAGCTGCTCGAGGATGTATTCTTTCGAGAACTTATCTGGGTTTGGGATTCCGGCTCGACCAGGATCGTCATGCCCGAGACTTGCTGCGCCGTACTGAGTCTTGATGTAGAACAGGATCTTCTTTGCTCCAGCGGCAAGAGCCAGCTCAGCCTGCTTCTTGAAGTCCTTCTCGTAGGCTTCCCAGTCCCCGCTGTTTCGGTTCATGATCACATACCCAAGTTCGTCACGGAACTTGAGGGTCTGTGCCCACTTGGAGAACTGTCCTGGTTTACCATCCTGGTAGTAGTCCGGCCAGTAATAAGTTACTGGTGAGTAGTACCTGGCGCCGGTATGGAATGGGTTCAGGTTCTTAGCTACAAGCGCGTTTGTGGCATTCAGGTCTACTCGATCGGCCTTTGTGGCCAGCTGGGCAACGTCTGCCTTCTTGGCAAGAGCAGTGGTGGCAGCTGACTGGGAGTAATAGGTTGATGCCGCATTTGTGTTCGTCAGGAACTTAGCATTGAGTGCTGCTTCCTTCAGATACTCCGGAAGGGAGGCTGCTCCTCCAGCCTGTCCAGGAGGACCCTGCTCTCCGCGAGGTCCTGGGTCGCCCTTAGGGCCAGGATCCCCTTTGGGTCCGGGGTCACCCTTTGGTCCTTGAAGACCCGGGGCGCCGTTCTTCCCAGGAGGCCCAGGGGGTCCGGGCGTTCCGCCACCACCGAAAGGGAGTGGAGCGATCTCATCAGTGGGATCGGCGGCCATAATGTCAATCTCTCCGCCTTGAGTAAGGGCCAGGTGCTTGACCAGGTCGATACCGGGAGAGTCGATATAGATAGTGTGGGTCCAGGCGCCAGAGGGGGTCACTCCAGCACCCGGAGCCAACACCTCAACATTGACAGCACCAGCCTGGTCTGTCCGAACAATATGCTCTCGCATACCAACTGTGACCCCGTTGACAGTCGCTGTGGCACCGACGACGTCAGGAATGATTCGGACAATTGCCCGACCCTTTTCTCCTCCCGGGATGGTCCCGGTTAAAGTGCAGTATGGGGCTGCCATTGTTTAGCCTCCTACGGCTGTTCAGCGCGATCAAGCATCGCGTTTACTCGAGTGTTTGTGTCGGGACCATAGATGCCGTCGACCTCTGCGCCGACAGCGCTCTGGACGTTCTCGACAGTGTCGTCATGCGCTTCCTCAGAAGCGTCGCCCCAGATTCCGTCCTGCTCAGTACCAACAACGGACTGTGTGAACTTCACTCCGAAGGGGAAGGTCTTCCCGCCCCAGGAGGAGGCGCAGGCCAGCGCATAGCAGCGAGAACGGGTGTTGGGACCAGCGATATTGTCCGGGTTAGCCCGAACCGCACGCTGCAGGGCACGGATGTCAGCAGGACCAGACTTAGTGCCGCCGTCGGAGTATGCGGGACGGATCACATAGGCGATCGACTCGCTGCGGACACGCCGCCATACGCCATTACCTGCACTCTGAGACCCGTAGTCACCGGAAGAGGTGTTACCCTCGATAGTCTGGAGCGTACCGCCTCCCAGATTCTTCTCGACGAATCCCACATGGTCTGTTCCGCCGCCGTCCCAGTTGAAGATGAGGACGTCTCCTGGCTGCGCGTCGTAAACCGATACGAAGTAAGCCGTGGGGTGCTGACGGACCTTGTTGACTGTGTAATCCGTGTTGAAAGAGAACCCGCCAATAGCGTCAATTTGTCCGCACTCGTCCAGGCACATGCTAACGAAGAGCATGCACCACCACACAGAGTCGGACGGTCCAGCAAGCCACTGCTGTCCAGTTCGAGCGGCCCAGTAACGACCGGCTTCCGATCCAGGCTGGGGGTCATCTGGGGCATAGTATCCAATCCTCGCTGCAGCTCGAGCGAGGACCTGCTGTGCAACGCTCACTGCATCACCTCAGTAGTCTGGGACACGTGAATGTCCTTGTCTTCCATAGGGTCAGTGCCGATGTGAGCCTGCGGGGCGAATGCCTCATCAGGGAACTCTTCGTGCTTTCCCATACTCATCCCTTCGAGCCAAGTGCTTGACGCCTGGCTCTGTTCAAATCCCGGTTCCTTGACAGGATGTCGGACCGAGACATCTTCTTCTCAGGCTGATTCTTTTCATTGCAGACTCGAATCAGCGTTAATAGACGACTCAAATGCCATGTTTCGCACTCAAATGGGATCTGGCAAGCGATCATCCAGTAGTAGATCAGTTCCGAGGATGTGTATTCTCCAGAACCATCCTTGTCGCCCTTCTTAACGAAGGTAGTCGCCGTCTTTGTGTCGGCCATGTAATTGCTTACACGTTCGATTTCACTGGCGGGGAGTCTATCCAGAAGCTCACGATCGTATTCCTCATCGGTAATCATGCACTCTATGTAGAGGAGCATCTCCTCTGGCGAGACATCTTCATTGCCGATAAGGTGTTTATGGGTGATTGACTCCCATTTTGACAGTGCGATCAGGTTGTGCTCCAGGTGTAGTTCTCCGCCGGGCAGGGAGACGAACGATTGTGTCTCCTCGTCAAACCCCTCATGCTCAGGGATAGAAACTATAAGCATCGCAGACACCGAGGGCCCAGGAGTATAGGTCTCTGAGCCCCCGGTGTAGTCATCAGCCTGCGAAGTGGGCCTTGATCTCGTCAGGCAGAAGCAGCTTGGGCTCAGAGGCCTGCTGTCCACCCTGAGCGTCGGCACCGAACAGCTTTGCCTCGAGGGTCTTCAGCTTAGTGGCGTCAACGTCAAGAGACGAGATGGTCAGCAGAGAAGTCGGCTTCGCGCCAGCCACGTTGACGGGCGTGGTCGAGATCTCCCACGAGAACGAGATCGCCTCGGGAGAGTCGTTGACCGTCTTGTAGCCCTTCTCCGAGGGGGAGGCCTTGCAGCCGTACAGAACGTGCAGCTTGTAGCCACGGTCCTGACCCGCAACGTCGTCGCCAATCTTGGTGCGGTACACGAGACCGAACGCAACGCGGTCCTGCTGACCGATCTTAACACCCTTGGCCAGCTCGGCAGAGCCGTCGCAAGCCTCGAACTCGTCGGGGTAGGTGTAAGCCTCGATCGTGCCCTTCAGCTTCTCTGCGGAGAGCAGAGACAGGTACAGAATGTTGTCGGCGTACAGGTCGGTAGCCTCAGCGCCCTCGGGCTTCTCGGAGATGGCGGTGATACCATTCCAAGCAACGCCCTTACCATAGGTCTTGGTCGAGGTGTCGTACACATACAGCGCGCAGTGGTCGACACCAGTCTCAATCCTGCGCTCACCAGTCTTGTCCCAGACAAGTGCAGCCATGTTATCTCCTAGTAATAGACATCGAAGATGTCGTGATAGAGGTTGTCGGTCACCTGTCGAGTCATATGCCGACTAAACAGGAGATCTTCGAGTTTGGTCCTAGTCGGGTCCTCGGGATGGCGGGCGATCAGGGTCACCTGGAATCGGTTCGCCTTGATGTACTTCTGATTGTCAGCATACATCGGATCACCCGGATTTCTCTCGTAAATGATACACGGATACGAGAGCTTGATTGACGGGAGCGGCTGATAATAGACTTTATCAGACCCGAGGATCTCTACCAGCTTCTCATGAAGAGCCAGGCGTCGGTCCATTATACACCCCCGTCATCTCGAGAACCAGCCGGGGGAACTTCAGTTCGACATAAGAGACTTTCCAAAGTCCCCCCAGCCAGCGAACGTACCTGAGATTCTGGACGTTATCCGTGATATAACCATCAGCAACTACACTGAGCTGATTACTCAGGTTAATTGATCCCAGAATCTCATCGCTGCCACTAAAGCGACGTGCTTCACGGAAGATGTCGCCATAGTACTGCTTCTCGATGATCTTGTCTTCCCAAATTCCCGGCGAAGTTTGGACCTGCGTAGCGAATCCTATGTCACCGAAGAATTTGGCCATCTATCACTGCTCCGGAACGACGTTCCCGTCCTCGGTCTTCCGCTCGACGATGATCGCAGACTTCGGTTGAGTCAGCGCACCGGAGAGACGGGTCTCCAGGAGGTAGTGGTACTGGTTGAAGCTGATGTCGAAGTCTTCGGCAGCAAACAGCTGCCCACCCTTGTCCGCACCAATGGTGTAATCGGACATGTTGACAATGATACCCAGGGCGTCAACGGTACCGTTATTGGTGGAGGCGCGCTGCAGGCCCTTCATCAGCGGGACCTTGACGATCTTCGAGACGCCGACGTAGTCGGCAAGCTCGGAGATGCTGCGGAACAGACGGTGACCCATCTTGTCCTTCAGCAGAAGGATCTCGGTGACCATGTGCGGCTCAGCGAACCAGGTCGGGTTACCGGCACCGTCGTAGTCGTCCATGGCGCGGACGATAGAGTCCAGGACATCCTCGGTGGTGGTAGTCTTGGCAAGGACAACACGCGGAGCGTACAGCGAGTCCTCCTTGTAGATGGGACGGATGCAGTCCTCCTTGATCTTGTCCTTGGAGGAAGCCTGCCGACCATCACCAATGAGAACAGCTCGACCGAGCTCCTCCTCGATCATGATCTTCATCTCACCACGGATCCAGGACACGACATCGAAGTCAGTGATGTCCAGGATGTCGTCACGGTCCAGACGCTGCTTCTTGTAGATAGTGGTCGGCGAGGTAACACGCTGCAGCAACGTGAAGACCTCGTCTTCCTTCTTATTGCCCTTGACGTAACCCTTCGCACGGGCCTCGTCAGCAGTGATGTCGGCGAAGCGGGTACGAATACGGGAGAAGGGCGAGTGCTTGGCGCCACCGACAACAGCGTTAACCCAATCGGTCTTACGCTTGATGAATTCTGGGGTGTTCCACAGATCCTTCGCCTCGGGGAAGAGGGTCTCGATCTGCTTGATGCCATAGGCGTCAGCGTGAGCCAGGATGGCCTGCTTCAGAGAACCGCCAGAACGAGCGTCCTCGAAGATGGTCTCAACCTGAGCGTGGGTCAGGACAGGGAGCTCCTCGGTGTCAGCGGAGCCCTCAAACACATTCTTGTGAGCCAAGTCGTCTTCCTCAGTAGTAGTGTCGGAATGGGCGGTGTCTTCGACCTCTTCAGTCTCGGACTCCTCCGCCTCCTCGTCTACGGAATCAACCAGCTGCCCGACGATGGCATAAACCGCCGTCTTCTGCTCTTCGGTCATTCCGTCGAAGATCTCCCCGAGAGTGGGGTCGTCCTCGTCGCCCTCAGCATTGGCCTCAGGCTCCTCCTCGGCGTGCTCGACGTCTTCCGTCTCCTCCGCCTCGAAGTCCTCATCCTCATCGCCGTGAGAAACGAAGTCGAGATCCTCGTCAGTGTAGATCACAGCCGCAATCTCCTCCCCGTCGTCACCATGCTCGATGGAGACTTGGTCAATGAGAGCGCCAGGATTGGCGCCACGAAGCACCAGGCTCACCTCGACGAGCTCGCCGTGGACAACATCGTTGCCCTTAGCACGAACGTGAGTAGCGTAGATGCTCATCGCCTTTACGTCACCGTTTCGGACCATCTCTCGAGCAGTCCGCCCACGGTCTGTGTTGTTCAGATGGGCGTAGGCGTAAACCCCATCCTCACGGACCTCGAGGTCGGCATGGCCGAGGACGTTCTCAACGTCTCCGTGCTTGTGCTGCCAGACCAGAGGTACGGTCTTCCCGTCATACGCCGCAAATGCGCCATGTCGGATGATCTTGTTATCCGAGCACCGAACATCATTCTTGGTGGCGTAGCCGGAGAAGTCGCATTTAACTGCCATTTTGACTACTCTCCATCAGTTCGGAAATTGGTACGTCGGCAGCTGGGACTTCCTCGATAGGTGCTTCGCCTGTCGGTTCCGTCTCAGTTGCTGGGTTGATGTTGGAGTTCACCAACTGGTCTGCCGTCTCTTCATCAGACTGAGGCCAGCCGAACTTCGGGCGAAGCTCATTGGCTGTACCGATCTCATTGCGCTTGACGGAGTCGACCAGCGTGGACATCTCCTCGAGCGGGACGTTGAGGAACGGATCCTCGATCGCCATGATCCGCTGCTTCTGCGTTCGGGCAGTCTTCGTGAGGAATGTCCGGGTGAGGGCATCAGTGATCGCCTTCAGAACTGGGCGAACCGTGCGGTTCTGGTAGTTCAACATCTGACGTGCGTCAGCCTTGCCTGTGAAGACGTCTTCCGTCATTCCGAGCTGGTTGTACAGCTGCGTTGTGAGCCACTGGATCTGACTCATGAGGTTGTTCTCGGACGGTCGGTTCAGCTGAGTGATTCGCTCTGCACCGTCTGTGTAAGCGATACCGTACTGAGACCCTGCGAGCTGTTCCTCAATCGCCTTTCGCCTGGCTTCTGCCTGCTGCTTCTTCAGTTCAGTCTTTACGACGTAGGGAAGCTGAATGATGATGTCCAGCTTTCCAGATCCAGACTGCTTGTCGATGGCATCGAGCAGATGCAGCTTCTGAGTCAGTCGCTGCAGCGTAGAACTCGGAGCATTCATGACGCTGTACAGAGGATTCTGCACAACAGCCACGAAGTCTTTCTCAAGAGTGAGCTGTTCTCGCTGTCCAGTTTGGTCGTTGTATACTTCCACCCGGACATGTCGTGGGTACCAGTTGAGAATAGTACCTACACGCATCGACTTTACATCATATCCCTGAGTCATGTCCGGACTTACGTCCGTATCGACAGGGACGATAGCGACCGCACCTTCCTCAAACAGAGTTAGGACAAGATCCTGAAAGAATCCCTGTCCAGTCTGGTCGATGTTGGCACTGAGAGACAGACACTCATCGAGAGAACTACGGTAGTAGCTCTTGAGGTTGCCATTCTCGTCAGTCTTGACGTGGCGGATCGGAATATTTGAGACATCGATAGCGATCTGGTTGTAGATGCTAGTGACGATGGTCTGATCGCCGACGACAGGACGGTAATTCAGGTTCGGATTGCCGAAGGTCCACGATCCGTATTCCGGCGTGAAGTTCTTCTTGTCCGGAGACCTTGTAAACGCATTCCAGGCGTGGCTCAATCGATCACTAAGACCCATTTCACCTCCTCGCTCATTCGAATGCCTCCTTGTTAATCTTGTATGCCACGAAGGCATCCATCAGAGCAGCCACCGAGTCGATCTTCTCTTCCGAGCGTTTCTTCAGCAGCTTCCGGTTTCCGTTGGTATCCTCGAGAGTGACACAGTTACCCATGGTGAATGACATGAGTTCCTGGTCGAAGATGAGGAGGCGTTCTGCAGCAAGCTTCTTGAGCTCGCCGAGGGGGACCGATTCAGTTCGGGCTCCCTGAATTACCTTCTCAATACCATACGGTCCGTTCTCCTGTTCCCATCGAGTCACGAATTCCTTGGCGTTGTACGGGTCGAACCCGAACGCCGAGACATCGTACTTCTGTTCATCGATGTGCTGATCCAGATCCTCGTATACTTCCATCATATCCAAGACAGTTCCCTCCATGACTCGGAGGGTTCCTTCTTGGATGAACTGGTCGTACTTCTGTCGTAGTGCCCCGGGCAACTTCATGAGGGTTAGCTCGGAGATGTAGGCCAGAGTCTTTACTCCGAACGCTTGGTTACGGAGAGGGAACAGGAAGGTGAACGCACAGAAGTCATCACCCTGAGACAAGTCGGCGCCCATGGCGCATTGCATGTTCCAGAAGGTATTCTTCCTGTGCGGGATTGTCTCCTCGTAGGTGAAGAAGTAGGTGTACCCCTCCATGGGGATTCCGAACCTCTTGGCGAGGATGTCGTTTCGAGCAGCTGGGGCTTGTTCCATTCGCTCGACGTCCTGCTGGTACCGATCATAGGATACGGTGATACCGATGTTCGGTTGGGCTTTTACCCACATAGCAGGATCTGCTACTTCCTTGATGTCATCAAGTCGGTAGTAGAAGATTGAGATGTGAGGGGCGACGTATTCGCCCTTCAGGATTTTGAGCAACTCCATCTTCATGGTGTCGCCCACAGCATTGCGGATGGTTCCCTCGGAGGAGACGGCCAGAATGACCGGATCGTCAACCTTTGAGGCTCCCTGCTCGAGCGCACCAACCACGTCTTCTCGGATGTCTCCCGAGAGCCATTCATCAACTGTGCAAACCTTCGGGCGCAGGCCCTGGAGCTTATCGATAGACATGGGGCGGACTTCAAGCAGGGAGCCCGTCAGGAAGTTTTCAACACCCTTCTTCGTTGCAACCAGCTTCTGGCGGTTAGCCCTCGCGCCAGTTGTATTTTGAAGGGATCCCTCAGTGAGGAACTTGTACAGCGGACCTCGGGCACGGGTGATAGCGGTCCGAAATGGACCCATCACCTCTTCTGCTTGCTTCATGGTCGGAGCCGTAGCAATCTGATGCGTCGTAGTAGTGTCAATCACCATGAAGTAGTTCTGAATGAGAGACATATACATTGACTTCGCTGCTCCACGAGCAACTATCAGATACTGCTTGATTGTAAGGCGCTTCTTTACTGTTTTGGTCTCGTATCGACCGCCGACTCCGTCCTCATACGGGACGAAGACCTGACGATCCTCGAAGTAGTACCAGCCAAGTAGCTGTTCGGCCCAGAGCTTGAAGCTGTCGAGTAGATGGAGGTCGGCCCCGTCGGACAGCGTAAGCTCGTTCTCACAGTATGCAATGAATCCTTCTACGGCTTGGTCGTCGTAGTAGTATTCGGGATTGGCGACCAGTGCGTCAATCCGGTTCATCTCACATGAGATCTCTTCGCATACTGGAATCTCACCTCGGATGACTGCATCCCGGAACTGTCCGTAGTATTTTGGTACTGCGGTGTTCGAGAGCATTACTTCAGCGGGCTCCCCGGATTACGAGGACGGCGCTTTGGCTTTGGCGAGGGCTTAGTCTGCTTGTATGACTTGGGCTTCTCGATCTGCTTCGGAACCTTCTTGTTCCGAGACTTCTCAATGAGGGCCTTAGCCTCAGACCGGGACTCCGTCTTCATCTCGTTGGCTGCTGCCATTGCCTCTTCGGCGCCCTCACGAGCCTTCTCTGCGGCCTTCTTGACCTTCTCACCAAGTCCACCCTTTTCGGCCTTCTGGCCAGTGGCTTGTTCAAAGGCGTTATCGAAGGCGGAACGCATCAGCTTATTTCCGGCGTACGTCCCTGCCTTAGTGAGAGACCCTTCGAGGATCTGTCGAGTGACCTCACGACCTCGAATAAGGTGGCGATCGGCCTTGAGCTCCCGATAGCGTTTCTCTTGCTCCAGCCTGGTAATTCTAGACTTGAGCTCGGCGTCGCTGAGCTTTCGATAGCCCTTCTTAGCGAACTTCTTTCGGGCCTTGATCTCGGCCTTGCGCTGGGTTCTGGCGATGGTTCGCTCTTGGTGGCGCTCATGGGCCTTCTGTACAGTCTTGACGCCTCGTCGTGTCGCACTGACTGTTCCCGAGACGGTCTTGACGGTTCCACGTCCAGCCTTTCGTAGTGCCTGGGCGGTTGCAACACGTCCGGCGGAGGCCTTCTTTCGAATGACGCCCCACCGCATGCCTTTTACGCCATGGTGGGCTAGGACTTCCCCTCCGTCTGGTAGATCAGTCTCCATGCTGCCTCCTCGATCAGCTTCTGGTATGCCGTGACCAAGAAGGAGTTTCCTGGCGGGTCGAACATGAGCCGGACCTTGAGTGAGATGTACGACTTGATAGCCGCTTCGTCATTAACGTCCGGAAAGACGGACCACTGAGATTCCTTCTCGATGATTCCGAGGCATTTTGGCCCCAATTGTGCGAGATCCATCCGTGCGGAGTTGATGTACATCAGGATCTGGTCGTCGAAGGCATCATATCCCGGAACAATACCGAGCGCCTTCTTTACGTCTTCAAGAATCGTTCCCATTAGATCCTCCAGGGAGCTTGATCGTTTGGCTGACGCTCAACAACTCGTGGTGTCAACCTCGATCGGTCTCCGAAGTGTATCGCGTTGTGGGTATTCTTGGTTGTCGTGATGAGAAACTCTGGCTCAAGGATGTCTGGATTGAATTCCTCGAGATCTTTGGGCTGGATTGGGTTCATGTGGTGAATCAGCGGCATGTACTTGATGTCCAGACCTTCGATTCCGAGATCACAGGCTTCATCCCGAGCCAGAACAAAGTTCCTGACCTTCTTCCACTCGGTTGAGGAGTAGAATCTTTGGTTCAGGTATCTATCGAAGCCAAACGTGGTGGTTCCGATCTGCCCATCGAGTGACAGATAGTCGAATCGTTCTTCAAACGTTGGCAGTCGGATCAGATCAGAGTACGTCCGTAACATCTCCCGCTCCAGAGTATGTACGGAAGGCTTCGATTGCTTCTTTGGCAATCTTCTCAGCTTGCTCAGCACTCACGAGTGCCGTCTTCTTCGCTTCGAGGAGTGCGGTTTCGTTTCTCAGCTTCTCAACCTCGAGCTGTTCTCTTGTGGAGGCGAGCTTGAGGTAGTGGTTCACCGTTGTCGCCGGTGCTGTGCCCTCCCGAAGCTGCTTCTCGGCAAGCTCGAGGGCCAGATTGATCATCTGCGCCTCGCGTTGCTCCACAGTTCGAGCGGGTTTCGAGGGGGTTGAGGCCCTTTTACCCATAGTTGCTCCTTAGATAGAGGGCGTTTGGGGCCAATTGAGGACTAGATTCTAGGGCCCGATGTGAGCGAGACCAGCAGGAAGAAAGGAGCACACAAAAACTTCCTGTGAGCCCTAGAACCTAGACCTCAATTGGCTTTCCAAATATCCCTCCGGGGAAAATATGGAG